GTTTGCCATTTTCGACCTGTTGCGGTTGTGGGACTTGGACGGCATCCACCGGCCGCGCATGACGCTGGCCGAAGTGCAATACCACCAGGCGAAGCAGGAAGGCGTCGACCCGTTCCCCGACCTCAACGAGTACCCCATCGCAATCTTGCTGGCCAACATGGCGAGGGCCGACGACTTCGCGGTAAGGATTGCTTTGAGGCTTGCAATCTTGGAAAAGCTGGAGTGGGAATGCGATGCCAACACCGAATAGCCACATCGCCATTGTCCGTCCCAAGAGCGACTTCGATTCTTCGACCTTCAAGTCGCAGACCTTGCCGAAGGGCAAGGGGCCGGGGCCCGAGGACGTGGTCGGTAAGGGCGGGGTCGTCCTCACAACTGGGCGTCTGAAAGAGGACGACGGAACAACGCACGCCCATTCGTACCAGTTCCCCGCGCAACTCTACACGCCCGCGCAGGCCAAAGCATGGCTTAGGCACTACGGGAAAGAGTACCAGACCTTTGAGGCCGACGGGAAAAGCGAAGCCTCGGCCACGGTTCCCTTATCGTGCGAGATCAAGCCGGGTGAACGGCTGATCTGTGAGTCGGTTCCGGTCGAGTGGCTTGAGGCCGCGGCTGGCGATGACGCCCCCAAAAAGGTCAGCATCGTGGCCTACACGGGCGGGGCAATGAGCGTGGCCGCTTATTACTCGCCCGTCGTGATTGACCTGGCCGGACTGACCGCCGGTGGCGAGCAGATCCCGCTCTTGGCTGGCCATGACACGACCCAGATCGTCGGCCACGGGGCGGTGAGCCTTTCGGCCCAGCGCATCAAGGTCGACGGCGTTATCAGCGGGGCAGGGCAGGCGGCCCAGGAAGTGATCGCGTCGGCGAAGAACGGCTTTCCGTGGAAGGCCAGCGTGGGAGTGATCCCCGCGAAAACGGAGTTCGTTGAGCGGGGCGCGACCGCGAAGGCCAACGGCCGGAGCTTCGCCGGCCCCGTCAACATCGTGCGCGGCGGCGTGTTGGAAGAGATTTCTTTTGTCCCCATTGCCGCAGACCGTCGCACGAGCGTCGAGGTGGCGGCCCACTCTAACCCGGAGGGACCATCAATGGACCCCAAGTTCACGGAATGGCTCACCGCCAAGGGTTTTGACGCCGAGGCGCTGAGCGATGAGCAGAGCACGCTCTTGAAGGCATCCTACGATGCCGAGCAGAAGACCGAGCCGAAAAAGACGCCCCCGCCGATCCCCGACATCAAAGGAGCCGGCACTGACGGGGCCAGTGTGGACCTCGGACTCGACCTGGTCGCGTACCGCAAGACGATTGCCCTCGAGCGCGAGAAGATCGCGGTCATCGAGGCCAAGTGCCGCGAGTACCACGATCGAATCGACGGTGACAAGCTCGCCGCCATTGAGGCGGAGGCCATCCGCGACAACTGGCACCCCGACACGTTGGAGGTGAAGTTGATCCGGGCCGCCCGCCCGGTCGGCCCCGCGATCCATGGTTCGCACGCGCCCGAGAATATGGGGCAGGTGATCGAGGCCGCGGCATGTCGAACCCTGGGTCTGAAGGACGTCGAAAAGGAATTCGACGAGAAGGTCCTGGAGGCGGCGGACAAGCGCTTCCGCCGTGACCTGGGCCTGAAGGAACTCCTCCTGATGGCGGCCCGCGCCAACGGGTACGCCGGCAGCCGGTTCAGCAACGGCAGCCTTCGGGAAATCCTGGCCTACGCCTTGCCGGCGGTCCGCGCCGCGGCTGCCCAGACGGCGTTCTCCTTGTCGGGGATTCTCTCCAACGTGGCCAACAAGATGATTCTCGACAGCTTCAACGCCGTCGAGGACTCGTGGCGGAAAATCTCCGCCATCGGAACCGTCAGCGACTTCAAGACGCATACCCGGTACCGACTGACTGGTGATGCGACCTACGAGAAGCTGGCCCCGGATGGTCAGATTCGGCACGGCACGCTGGATGAACAGTCCTACACGATCTCGGCCGACACGTATGCGAAGATATACGGCTTCGATCGCAGGGACATCATCAACGACGATCTCGGTGCCTTGGACGGCGTGCGTCGCCGGTTGGGCCGTGGTGGCGGGCTGAAAATCAACAACGTCTTTTGGACCGGGTTCCTCGACAACTCGACGTTCTTCACCACGGCCCGTGCGAACCTCCTGGAGGGAACGGCCAACGCGCTCACTGCGGCCGACCCGATCGCCGCGCTGGATGCGGCCGTTGCGTTGTTCGACACGCAGACTGACCCGGACGGCGACCCGATCGCGGTTGCACCGGCTATTCTGTTGTTCCCGCCCGGACTGGCCGGAAGCGCTTTGGACCTGATGCGGTCCACGCAGATCGTGACGGGTGGAGGTTCGAGCAAGACCCGCCAGCCGAGCACGAACCGCTACGCCGGGATGTTCGAGCCGGTCAAGTCGACGTACCTGAGCAATACCAGCTACACCGGCTACAGCACCACGGCCTGGTATCTGCTGGCCAACCCGGCAGACCTTGCCGTAATCGAGATGGTGTTTCTCAACGGCCAGCAGTCCCCCACGATCGAATCGGCCGACGCCGACTTCGACACGCTTGGGATCAAGCTCCGCGGCTACCACGACTTTGGCGTCTCCAAGATGGAGTACCGGGGAGGCATCAAGGCCACGGGTGTCGCGGAATAGTAACCAACAACCAGCAACTCGATAAGGAGTTTTCAAAATGGCCGTACCAGCTTCACGTCTGGCTTGGGGCGATTGCGTGACAATCGACTATACGCCCGAGGCCGCAGTCACCGCCGGCGATGTGGTGGTCCAAGGCGACGCGATCGGTGTTGCGCCGAGCAACATCGCCGCAAGCGCCCTGGGCTCACTTCAGATCGTCGGCCCCGGTGGCACCTGGATTTTCCCCGTCACCGCCGGTACGTCGACCGCGTTGACGGTCGGTACCGTCGTCTATTGGGACGACACGAATAACGTGGTGACCAGCACGGCCAGCACCCACAAGGTGCTGGGCAAAGTGGCAATCGCTACCACCGACGCGTCCACCAGCATCTACGTCGTGGGCGTCCAGCAGGCCACACCATAACCGACCGGCGGCCGAGCCATGGGCAACGTCCTCCGCACCGCCGGAACCTGGCTTGGGGGCATGTTCCGCCGACATGCCTCCGGCCAGGTCCTTTACAAGCGTGCCGCCGGCACCGCGTCGGTGGTTGCGCACAAGGGACGTTGCGAGGCTCACGTCGATGGGGAGGTGATCCGGTTCACCAGCGAGTGGCGGGATTGGTTCGTTGACGCGTTCGATCTGGTGCTGCCCACCGTGGGCCGCACGTTACCGCGGGAAGGCGACCGGATTGAGGAGATGGATGGCGCAACCGTGTACGTCTACGAGGTCATGCCGCCGACTGGGGCCGAGCGCGCGTATGAGTGGACAAGCAGCGACCGGCGACGGTTGCGGATTCACACGAAGGAAATCGACACGCGATGAGTGACGCGGTCCTGATCCAACTTGCCGATTCGGTCGTGGCCGACCTGAACGCCGCGACGTTGTCGCAGACGTTCACGGCTGTGCGCAAGTACCGGCCTCCCAAGTCGCTGGAGGATGTGAAGTCGCTGACTGTGCTGGTGGTGCCGGGGGCGGTGGAGCAGGAATTTGTCAGCCGCAACAGCCAGGTCGAGACGTACCGCGTCGACGTGGCGGTCGCCAAAAAGCTCGACGTGCCCAGCACTGCCGGCACCAACACCATCGAGTCGCTATCGGACCCGCTGGCTTACCTCGTGGAAGAGATCAAGGACCTTTTTGCGGGGGCGCGCCCGAGCGCGTATCCGACCGCGATTTGCAGCCGCATCGTCAACGACCCTGCGTTTTACCCCGACCGAATGGACGACCACCGCGTGTTCCTGTCCGTCATCCAACTGTTTTACCACACCGTGCGATGATTGCCCTGAACGTCAAGACGACCTTCAACGCATCGGCCTTGGTGCAATTGCACGAACGGGTCGGGCGTCGGTGGTCCAAGATCGTGGGCTATCAGATTCGGAAGCAGGCTCAGGTGAGCATCAGGCGAGGCAAGCGGGCCTCCTCGTCTGGCCAGCCGCCTCGGACGCGAAAGGGCAAACTGCGGCGGGCGATTTTCTACAACGTCGAAACGGGCGGCGTGGTGGTGGGACCGGGTTACAGCCGCTTCGGCACGGCGGGCGAGGCCCACGAGTTCGGCGGTCGCTACAAGAAGCAGACCTATCCGAGGCGGCCCTTTATGGGCCCGGCCCTTAAACGAATCGAGCCCAAGATGGCCGACATCTGGGCCGAGGCTTTTTCCCGGGGCTGAGCCCCAAGGAGTGATCCATGCCAGCCGGAGCAATTGTAGGACTCGACTGCAAACTGTATCGCCTGACCACGGGCACGCGGACGAGTTGGGACGGAACCACCGATGTTGTCGTCAGCGGTGCCGCGCCGTCCAACCTCGACGAAGTTACGGCCGTCCGCGACGTGACGCTGTCGCTCGAAAAAGGGGAGGCCGATGCCAGCGTTCGCGGTTCGGTGTTCGCCCGCCGCGTCACCGCATTGATTGACGGCACGGTCGACTTCCAACTCGTCCGCGATAGCAACACGGCCCCTGCCGCCGACTTTGTCGCCTTCCGCGATGCCTGCTTGAACCGGACCACCATCGCGTGTGCCGTTCTGGACGGAGCCTCCGACACCACCGGCAGCCAGGGCTTGTGGGCCGACTTTGAAGTCCTCAAGTGTTCGCGGGCCGAACCCCTGACGGACGTTGTGAGTTACGACGTCTCGATGAAGCCGGCCACCACGAGCGTCGATCCCCAGTGGGTCACGGTCAGCACGTAACAGGAAAGGCGGTGCGGAGATGAAGACGTTCAAGGACGGGGCCGATCGCGAGTGGAATCTCGCCGTCAACTTCGGGGCCGTGCGCCGGTGCCACGATCTGGCCGACTGCGACCTTATGAATCTGGCGGACGGCAATCAGTTCGAGAAGTCGACCATCTTCCGCCTGGATGCCGACGCGATGTTTCTCTCCGATGTCCTG